GGAGCATCTCCATCGCGATGCGATCCACGATGACGTAGCCACGGCGAAAGTCACCGAACGCGACGGGCTTGGCCGACGCGCCGACATCCGGCATGTCGGCGGCCTCGACGTAGGGCGCGCCGTTGATCGTGTTGGGAACGCCGCCCGCGAGGCCAGGAGCCCAGAGATACTCGCCGTCGCCGTCCTTGAGGCGGCGGATCTGACCGATGGTCGAGCGGTTCATCATCCATAGCGCCGCGCGTGCGTAGTCGGTCTTGATGCCGTAGTAGACGCTCAGAAGACCGTCAGCCGTCAGCGCTGCCGCCGCGCCGCTGTTCACGGTCGCGATGGAGGCGTTGTTCAAGAAGCCGAACGGACGACCGACGCCGGAGCCCGAGAGGAACGCCGCGCCTTCGGCCTTCGCGAACTGCTCGGTGGCCTCGGCGCGAACCTCGGCCTCCATGTTGAAGGCGGCGTCTTCAAGCATCTGATTGGTGATATCGACCAGCGCATACATCTCATGCGTCGGGATCTCATCCATCCCGTACGTCAGCCCGGTGGTCTCGGAGCGCGTGCCCTGCTCCTGGACCCACTGCGCCGAGAAGGTGCCGGTGCGCTTCGGCAGCTGGATCGCCTTCTGCGTGGTCTGCCGGGTCCGCGCGACAGCGCGGAACGGCGTAACTTCGACCACACCCTTGATGATCTCGCGAACGTACTCGGTCGGCGCGAGATAGCCACCGAGCGTGTCGGGCGACAGCGACAGCGACTTCATCTCGGCGGCGACGCCGTCGAGGCTCTTGCGCTCGCTCTCGGACAGAGCGCCATCACCGCGCGCGATGGAGCGCACGACAGCGCGCATCCAGTCGTTCGCACGCGCCTTGACCTCGTCGACCTCGGGAGCGGCCTTGCCGGAGCCCATCCGGTTCAGCTTCGCGGCCAGATCGGCGGCGGTCTCGGAGGCGTTCTTCGCCGCGAGCTCGGCCTGGACCAGCTTCTGGTTCAGCGACTCGTACTTCGACAACGACGTCTCGATCCGGTCGAGCTTGTCGCGCGTCACGACGTCGGCAGAGCCCTTCTTTTCGATCTCGGCCAGACGCGCATCGTTGGTCTGCTTGAAAGCCTCGAAAGCGGAGCCGACAGCATCGACCGCGCCCTTCAGTTCGTTGAGTTCCATTGGACTAACCTTTCGTGGAGAGGATGGAAGTCGCGCGCTTGAGCGACGCGACCAAAGCCTCGACCTCGTCATCACGAGAGGCGTCGGCGTGTTCGTCAGCTGCATCGCGCAGATGACGACGGACCACCGCGACGAGGCTCTTGGCCTCGGCGATGGACATCTTGTGTTCGTCGCGCAGAGCAGCCTCGAGGCCGCGCGCGTCGAGAATGAGCGCGGGAGCGCTCTTGAGGTATGCGAGCTTCGCGAGCGGGTTCATCGGATCGTCAACGACCGAGACTTCGCGCAGATCGATGGCCTTCAGCCAGCGACGCGGCTCTCCGGTGCGACCCGTTCCCATCTTCGACCCGCCGGCAGGGACGCGATAGCCGATGCTCATGCCCTTGATCGCGCCTTCGCGCAGCCGCGCGTAGGTCATCTTTCCTTCGTCGGTGTCGAGGCCGATGATCCGGCCCTCGACATGCAGACCGTTCTGGTCCTCGCTCATCTTTTCCCAGACGCCAACAGCGCCCTTGGAGCGGTCGTGGTTGTAGTACATGGCGGGCAACATGCCCTTGCTCGACCACGACGCGAGGCTGCGCGCCATCGCGCCTGGCGTGATCATGTCGCCGCCTTCGTCGATGTTCCCGTAGACCGCGCCGTAGCCGCTGAACGAGCCCATCGGCTTGTCTGCGGCGAACTTGACCTCAAGTGCGATGCTCGCGACGCCGTTGCTCATTCTCCGAGCTCCTCGATCCGATCAGCGATGCGATTTGCCCACGCGCGGCCAGCGTCGCCGCCCCAGAGGTCCCATGCGATGCGCCCGTTGCTGGGGAAGCCCGGCTCGCCCTGGCGGAAGCCCTCGGCTTCCTTGTCAACCTCGTGCCGGGCAAAGAAGCTCACCATCCGCATGATGGTGTCGCGCGGCAGACGGCGACCGTTGCTGATGTCGCGCGCGCGAGCGATGCCGACAGCGGTGCCGCCGCGCCCGAACTCATCGCGCCACGCCAGCGCGCGCCGTGCGTTCGCCGCCATCTCGTCGGTCGGCTTCCACGGGTTCTTCGCGCCGTTGTCGTCGTCCTCGACATCGACAGGCTGCGCGACGTCCGCGTCCGATCCCTGGCCTACGACCTCGCCCATGTTCAAGGGGAACAGCGGCTTGTCGAGGCCGTCCAGCGGGTTCCAGCCGTCGTCCTCGCGCGCTTCGTTGCGCGTCATCCAGCCGCCGCGAATGGCCCGGTCGTAGTACTCGGCGCGGTCCTTCAACGACCCGCGCAGAAGCTCGCTGGTGTCCATCGTGAACCGCAGGCCCGCGCGCCACTCCTCGTCGGTGAGCAGCTGCGCGTTGAGCGCGCTGGTCATCGCCTTGATCTCGGGCTGGAGCGTGTACCTGACATGCGCCGCGAAGAACGCCTCGGCGGATGCGAACGTCGGCGAGTTGTTGCCCGCGTGCCCGAGCATGATCGAGAAAACGCCCATCAGCCGCGCGATCTCTTCGATCTGGTGCTTGCGCGTTTCGAGGTGCTGCGCGTCAACGCCGGTCATCTGCGTGGGCGTGAACTTGAGCGCGCCGCTCGCGAGCACCGGCTTTCCGGTGTTCGCCGCCGAGCCATACATCGAGGCGATGGCCTCGCGCACCCGATCGCGCTGTTCCTGCGACGGATTTCCATCGAGCGTGAACAGGCCGGTCGTGCGGACGCCGTTCTTGTGCAGCGCCGCCTGTGACCGCTCGCTCGCTTGCGCCAGCCCGAGCGCCTGGCGTCCGAGCAGCACCGGATCGAGCCCGCGTGCGCTGTCCCAGGATGGAGAGCGAAGGTGGAAGACCTCGCCACGCGAGAGCGTCAGCGTGCGGTTGTTCTCGAACGAGATCGTATATTCCAGTTCCAGATCCTGTCGGACGGTGATCTGGACGTTATCGGGCTTGATCGGGATCAACTCGCGGATCTGGCCGTTCACGACGTTCCGCCACGACACCGCGCACCCGGTCGATGCCTTGTGCATCATGGTCGTGCGGACCCATTCGCTCGCGTCCTGCCAGGCATTCGGCGAGCGCGCGAAGAGATCGAACAACGGATGATCTGTCGCCGGCTCCATCCCGCCGTCCGTCGGGCGCATCAGCACGATGGGCAGCTGCGCGAGGCCATCAGCGATGACCATGACCGCGCGGTAGAATGCTGGAACCTGGAGCGCTGTCGAGACGGTGACGGGTTCGCCGGTCCATGACTGCGAATAGCCAAAGGCCGCGTCCAGCCAGCCCTCGGTGAACTCGACCGCCTTCTTTTCGTCCCGGCCACGCAGCCGGTCGAGCCAATTCAACACGGCATCGCCCACGCCGCCGCCGGGCCGGCGACGGTCGGGTTGAGCGTCATGAGGTGCGCCGCGTTGAACGATGCCATCAAAGGGTCGATCTTCCCATAACCAGAGGCCGCGCGTTCGATCATCATCGCCGTCGAGGTCGCGCGAACTTTTGCGTTGCCGGCGCACCACGCCAGAAGGCGCGAGCCTGAGTGCTTCAGCGAGCCATCGACAAGCTTGCGCTCGACGGTCTTGGCCGCGTTCATGAGCCGGATGCCCTGCGGCACGCCGACCAGGAGTTTCGTCTCTTCCGAGACCCCGATCTCGGCCAGCGCGTCCACCGCGCCGCCGATGCCAGCAGGGTCAGCGCCGACCATCGCCAGGCATCCGGCGTCGAGGACCAGGCCGACATGCGCCTTGATCCACTCCAGGTCACCGGGCAAGCCGTCCACGACCGTCAGATCGCCGTCGCGGGCGAAGTCGCTGTAGAGCGCCGCGTTGGCCTTGCGCCGGTCGAGCCCCTCGGGGCTGATCAGCGCGTGCGCCCAGAGTAGCCAGCGCCGCGTCTCGCGCTCTCGCGCGATGACAGCGAAGCCGAACAGGTCGTCCAGTCCGCCGCCGTCTATGCCGACCGTCGCGACCTCGGCGCGGTCGAGAAGCTCATCGAGCGAGCGCGGCCCGCCGTTGCCTCGGCTCCAGAACTGCGCTCCGGCCCATCCATCGGACCGCAGCGCGACGCCGATCTGGACGTTGAGATGCTGCGATGCCCAGCGTCGTAGTTCGGCCTCGCTCGCTTCGCGCGCGGCCTCGTAGTCGGGGATCAGTCGTTCGACCGTGATGCTGCGGCCGTTATTCGGCGTGACGAGATGCCAGTTCGACGGATCCTGCCAGTCCACGCCCTCGGGAAATTCATAGAGCACCGGCAGCAGCGGCGCGCTCAAAGCGCCGTCGCGCACCTTGCGCGCCTTGCTCAGTTCCGCCGCGAAGACACCCGCTGGCGGTCGCTCGGACTGGGTCGTGATCTGGATCAGGAAGCCCTCGGGCTGCGAGATCAGACCGCCGCGAAGCTGACCGATCACGCGGTCCGCGTCCGGCGCTTCGGCGATGACGTGCGTCTCATCGAGCAGGATGCCCGCGGGCTTCGTGCCCGTCACCACTTTCGGATCGAACGACTTGACCTTCAGAAACGCCTTCGTCTGACGGTAGCTGATGCGTTTCAGATGTGACTGGACGTGGAACTTCGACGCCAGCACCGGGTCCGCCTCGATCATGCCGACGGCCTGGCCGAATGCCAGATCGGCAATCTCCTGCGTCGGCGCGATCAAGAGGAACTCGGCGCGCGGTCGCTGGTTGACCAGGAGCGCCGTCAGCATGATCGCTGCGCCGGCCGTGGTCTTGCTGTTCTTCTTCGGCACGAGGACGAATGCCTCGCGGATTTTACGCTCTCCGCCGATCGCCGATCCGAACAGCGCCCGCACGATGTCGCGTTGCCAGTCGCCGGCGGCCTCGCGCATCCGCGGGCGGCCGGGAACGTCGGGAAGGCGCAGCGCGTCGAAGATCATCGCCGCGCGGTCGGCGGCGTCCTTGT